CTACAGATGACCTGTAAAGTTCATTTGCGTGTGATGGATTTGGAAATGTTTGTGCCATTAGATAAGTCCTCCATAGCCTTGATTCTGTCGTAATAATTTAGTAGCAACTTGCATTGATATACCTTCGATATATTGCTTCATTGCTTTACCTTGCATCTGACCACTACCATCTACATCAACATTACTGATGTGAAAATTGATATTGGCATTTGCTGTAGAGGCGCCTATCTTTGACATAGATGAAGATGCACCAGAACCACCAACTTGTGATAGTGCTGATTTGAATGGTGTTATTCTTGCTGGTCCTGTAATAAGTTCTGGTCCTTCTTCACCAACAATACCAAGTTTACCAGATGGTAGAATACCACCATCAGCAAAGAACCCACTAAACTTGTCGCTAATAAATTCACCTGCGGATGATATACCACCTGTAACTTTACCTTTAACACCTGCGCCAAATTCTCTAACCTTGGTTAAGCCTGCTGAAATAGAATCAATCATTCCGCTAATCTTATCAACAACTATTGCAATGATATCAATAACTTTTTGAATTGCTGGAACAACTGTTTCTGTCATTGTAGTTCCAATTGTTTCAAAGATTGTTGACATTGCTGGACCAATCGTGTCTACTAATGGAGCCATTGCTTCTGCTACCTTGACGATAATATCGAAAGCAACTGATAATGCTGGTGATAGAATGTTTGTCCAAATAGAACCAATCAATTCAAAGATTGGTGCGGCTTTGTCCATATTCTCCATCAATAGTATAACGCCATCCATCACTAGTGTAAGTGCGTTACCTAATCCTTCACCTAATGATAATGCTAAGTCTTCATTCTTGGCTAAGAAATCTGTAAATGTTCCTGCTACATTCTTAATAGCATCACTAAGTCCACCTTCACCGACTTTAATTAATAAGCCTTCGAATGTGTCTTTTAGAGTTGAAACTTTTGTGTTAAGACTGTCTGATGCTCGTTCCATACCACCACCGAAACGTTCATTGAAACCATCTGCAAGGGCTGCCTGCATTTCAAGTGCGCCTTCGGCTGTTTGACCGAACTTAGACACTTCCATTCTTGTGATTCCGAGTTTCTCTGACAGAATGTCATAAACAGGAATACCTTTATCTGCAAGTTGGTCTAATTCTTCAACACCCATACCACCAGCAACTGTCCTTGAGAACAAGTTAGTTACTGATTCAAGTGCCGCAACTTTATCACTTGATACTGCCGCAACATCACCAAGCATTGTCATCATTTCTACACTTGGGTCTAAACCAGCAGACTTAAGTTTCATAAATGTTTCAGCAACTTTTTCTACTTCAAATGGGGTTTTCTCTGTGAAACTTCTGATAAACTTGAAAGCATCATCGGCTTCTGTTGCTGAACCTGTTACAGTTTCTAGTGCAATCTTTAAGTCTTCTGCTTTTGAACTCGCATCAAATACAGATTTAGTAAACGCACCTAAACCACCAACAGTAATTGCACCTGCTAGTAGTCCTTTCATCTTGCTGAATGAGCCAGATGTTTTCTTAATACTCTTGTCTACTTTGTCGAATTGTTTATCTAGTTTTCCGACCTTCTTATTAAGAGGACCGAGAGAAGTTTTCATTCCATCTAAAACTTTAGATGCTTTGTCGAGGGCTCTAATCTCAATTTCAATTTTAGCGTTTGCCATGCCTTTTGCTCCTCTTATCTTTTAACTTTAGATATTCACCCCAACCAACAAACTCGGATGCTGACATTTCCATAATCTCATCTACGGTCTTATGTAAATGTTCTGCTAACTGATACAAGAAGTATACGTCAGCATCCTTGTTTAGTTTCCCGCTATTTCTTCCGCTTCTGGTTCAGAATTAAGAATATGCGTAGCAACTCTCGTTACAACATCGGGGTCAACATTATTCATCAAGTCAAATTTATCTGCGTTAGTAAACATCTTTGACTTGTCTTCATTTAACGCTCTACTCATTAACACCATTGCCAATGCTTCAGCAATTTTGTTATCTCTGTATAGCGCCACAACTTCTTCCGTTTGCTTTAAGTTAGCGGATGATTTGAAATAGATTTTAGTGTTATCCCATTCAGGCACTTCTATCCATTCTAGTTTATCTGTTAACTTCGTCTTAAAATGCGTTTTTGCATTGTTAATTACACTCATTGTAGGCTCCTGTGTGTTATTAAGTTATTACTAGTTCACCTGAACCAGTTAAGTCTAGTGACATCGTAACTAGGTCTGCAACTGATACATCTACTGCTGTTGATGTAATAACTGCTGAACCAGTGTAAGTATTACCTGATGTGCCGTCAGTTAAAACAACTGCAACTGCTGAACCATCGATGTAACCACCAATTGTCTGTGTATCTGAGAAATAGATTTCTACTGTTCCTGTCCACGATTGTAGAGAACCTTCGAATGTCTTCCATCCTGCTGTTCCCATAGATGTTGTTTCTAAAGTATCTGTTTCGATTGAAACATTCCACGATTGAACAACGCCCGTTACGGCACTTCCGTCTAAACTTACAGTGCCATCTTTACCTTTTAATATTGCCATAATATGTCTCCATTGTTATATTATTATTTGTCTAAATCACCTTTCGGGTGAATATACTCAATTCGCACTACCATTTGAATAGCACCTAACGGAAATATAACACCTTCATCAGTGTTAATCTCAGTCACCATCGTATCAATTGCATACCCACCGCGAGTAACATCTTCATACAATTTCTGTTCTAACTCGTCACACAATTTGTTTCTTGCTGTGTCAAGGTATTTACCTTTTACGAAACCAGTTAGAATATATTCTATTGTTCCCTGTCTTTCATAACCCATAGCGATATCATTCTTTAATTCGCTACCTGTGGTTATCAGAACTGCGGGAAACTGTGCATCACTTAGTTCGTCAATTTCGAACATATCCCGTGATACAAATTTTGTTAACTTTACTGCCTTGATTGCTTTCTCAACATCTTTGGCTATTTGTTCTCTGTAACTTGTTTTTATGTCGCTCATATGTTTCTCTCAAAAGTTTTCTCAAAAGCATCTGCGATGAACTTTTCTTCTTGTGGTCTAACACCGAAGAATGGTCTTGTTTTTTGGTTCATACTTGCTTTCTTTTGTTCTTCTTTTCTTTTAAAGCCAACAATGACCTTGTTCGTTGAGCGTCTCTCAACATCCATACTAGATAACATTCTACCAGAGAAGTTTAAGTCTGGTTTAGTGCTTCTACCTTTCGCACTTCTAAAGTCTCTATAACTATTGTTATATTTCTTAAAAGCACCATTCAATCCAACGCCTCTTGCTGTTCGATTGATAATTAATTCTTTTGTCTTTTCACCTGCTCTATTTAGAGCCTTGGGAATCGCCCTCTTTATATTGTTGCTAAGCCTGTCTAATTGGGCTTTTGCTTTAGTAGTATTGATGGTTACTTTTGCCACTATCTTACTAGCCTTCTAGTGTGTGTGACACGCTTTTCTGCATCTTGTATAACATTATCTGCGTTGGCATCATATTCGATTCCATCACGTAAGATTGAAGTAAATTCTTCTTCATACTTCTTTTTATAATGTTTCATCATTACTTGAAATTTATCTTCGTCACCTTCAGCATTCCATTTGGTCAACTGTGGTAAAGCATATTCTGAAAGAACACGATATACAGCACAACGAGTAAATTGTGATTCTGTTAATTTAGAGGCATCCATTTCGTTACCCGTATTAGGGGAATCTGCAAGACCTGTGTATGGTGCTTTTGGCCACCATTCATCTCTTACTTTGCGAAGAATGTCCGCTTCTGCTTTTGCGTGTTCGCCTGCGAACTCATCAATTCCGTATTGTAGAATTTCTGGTTGATATACCATTAAATCGCTATCTGTTGACATTGCCATATGTGTTCTCCTAATTTAAGTTAAATGTAGAGGGAGAATTAACTCCCTCTACTGCTAATCTAAAATTAGATTATGCCGCGTCTACCATCTTAATACCACGAGTAGCGTCAACAACGCCTACACCTGCATGAATGCTGGCTACAACGTCAAAGCCTACTGCTTCAGTTCTACGTCCAACTTCAACGTCTAGGTTACGACCCATTGCGATGCGGGCTGCATCTGCGCCGAACATATAACCCATCTTAGTTGCGTGTTCTACGTGTGCTGACATAAACATGTTAACACCTGCAACTTTTCCTAGGAAACCGTTACGTAATGCTTCAGTTTGGAAATCACCACCTGCGTATGCATCTGTGCCAATGTTTTTCATTAGTTCAACTGCCGCTGTTGGTGAGATAACTGCATATAATTGACCCATTTCGCCATTACCGCGAATTTGACCAACCATTTCTAAGATATCGTTTACGTCTACTGTACCAATGTCTGTTGGTGCATCTTTGGCTTCTAATGAATCTAAAGCCGCGATACAAGCCACGTCAAACTGTTTTGCAACTGCTTGACCTAATGAACGACCAATCTCGTCTGGTGAAATACCACCAAGGTCACGAATAACCGAACGTGCGGCTATTAGGTCTACTGTGATATCTGTTTTAGTGTCAGTTACGTTTTGTGCCGCAACGTCTGTTGTGATAGTGCCACCCGCTAATGAGTGTGCTGTCACGTCAGCGATTTTTGGGACACGTAGTGTCATTCCAGGTGTTGCCACTGATGGAATTAAAGCACCTGATAAGAACAAAGATTGTTCTTGTGCTTGATAGATAGTCGCCGCTTTCAACGGGACCAATAGGTTACTTAAAGTTTCACCTGATGAATATGAATCCGCCATAATATTTCTCCTAATATGGTTAAGTTAAGTTAAATTTTACCCTCAGCCTTCAATTTTTTATATTGTTCTCTGTGGGCTGGCCTAGTCATATCTAAGTCAGATATGTCTAAACGCTCTGTTTTAATAGTTCCGCCAACGCTACTTGTTGAACCTGTGCCTGATTGGCTAGGTGCCGCAAAGTGTGGGTTAGTAGTAAGAAATTCTGAAACCAAGTCTTTTACTTGCATTTGAGAACCGTTATCTAAATAAGCAGGTGTGCCATTTGTATCGACAACCTCTGCTTCTCCTTGTTCGTTTAAACGAACTCGATTCTTTAACAAGTCAGCAACTTGATTGGGAGCAACTGATTTTAATGATGCCGCTGAATTCAATAAAGCACCATCTACTTTCTCTCGTTTTAGTGTATTTTCTAAATCACCAATACGATTTTGAAACTTCTCTGCTTGTTCTTTAATTATCTTATCGAACTCGCCTCTCTGTTTCTGTTGTTCCACTTTACGCTCTTCCTCTTGTGTCTGCCAATTTTTGTATTGGTCAACATCGATACCATCAAACTTTTTTCGTTCTCTGGAGATTCTGTCCGCTACAATTCTATTAACTTCTTCTTGTGAAAAGCCCTTACTTTCTTTACTATCCAGAGCATTAGATTGTGAAGCCTCTGTTGCTTCAATTTCCTGATTATCTTCAGTATTCATTTTAATTTCCTCATAGAGTGATACCTTGCTAGGCAAGTTTAATTGTTTACGTAAACAATTCGTTTACAATATGTATTTATGCTCCCAGGATTACCATAATATATAATGATAAAATTTAATCTGTTTATATTTCTTTTGTGTGATTTTAACGAAAAACCCCAAAAACTTGACAGATATCGAATCTGTGGTATAATAATAGTATATTCAATAAAGAGAGGTCGAAAAATGCAAAATTTACAAGCAGAAATGAGAGTGAGAAATCATAAAATCGTTAATGTAAGTGAACACGCTAAACATCGTTTTATAAGTAGATTACAAAAAAATATCAATACAATTGAGAAAATTGATATTTCTAATTTACCTGCTGTTCCTGTATCTACTCGTAGACATAATACTAGACCAAAGAATGTTGTTACTTATTATCTCGTTCGTATTTTTAAACAAGATATTGTTATGCTTGTAGAAGATAGTAAACAAAAAGATGGCTCTGTTATTCCAAAGTTATCTACAGTGATGAATAATGGACCTGTAGTAGAAGCAGTTTGGGAAGCAGGAATTGTTTCACTAGAAGAAAAGTTGGCAGCATAATGAATATTCAACAAATGAACAAGTACGAACTAATGGATATGCTAAAAATTATGGTTGGGTTGTTAACAGAAGAACAGAAAAAACAATTCAATGATATCATTCAAGGCAAAAACTTGACAGATATCGAATCTGTGTTATACTATTAGTATAGAAAGTAAGAAGTGAAGTATCAGCACTAATTTTGATACATTATAAAAAAGGAAATAAAAATGAGTAAGAAATTAAACGGTAAAGCGAAACAAAAAGCAAGAGCAAAAGCGGCGAAGTTGAAGTCTGCTTCTTCAGTAACGAAGCGGTTTGATAGAGGTCCCACTATCAAATGTGACCTTTTGATTAAAAAAACAGACGAAAATGGTGAAGTTGAGTTTAGTTACTGTAAGAAAGTTGACATACCATCAAAGTCTAAGTTCTCAAGGAACGACCTAATCAACTCATTAGGTATGCCTTGGGGTCATAGTGGTCATCCTATCGCAATCACGGCAGACTACTTGTCTTATTCGCCGGGTTTAGAATTCGCTAAGATGGGATTAAATCCTGATAATCAGATTAATCTTCATTCTGGTCGTGTTCAGACAATGGACCTTGACAATCTAGGTTGTATGATTGAGTTTACTACTGGTAAACAAGGTGAAAAAGTCTTCATCAATACCAATGGT